CTAAACTGGTTTTTTAGAGATTGTATAGGTTACACCATTGATAGAAATTTCAATCCCCTCAATATTGACCTCAATCTTGTCTTTGCTACCGACATTCTCGACGGTAGCAACATCAAACTTAGCTAGGGAGCCATTTTCAGCCTCAATAGCTTTCAGACGGCTTGACATACCTACAATGTAGTTATCATAGCCACTTGCTGCATAGTCATAGGTGGCACCGCCTGTCTTAAACATGCCTTTGATAGCCTCGCTAAAGGTTTTGGCTCCTGAAACCTTGTAGCTACCTCCTGAACGTAGTAGGTAGAACCAATCTGTAAGAAAGTCATCTACAGAGGCATAGTGCATATAATGTCCACCCTCGTTAGCTGGTCTTGCTGTTCCTTGGGTGACAGTCACACCACTTGGACGCTCTCCTTTACCAGTCCATGTCATGCCTCCCCAGTTGTTATCTGCCTTACCTACGGCAGAGATACCCCAAAGCCCCTCAAAGTGTAGAACGGTAATGGCGTAGCTAGGTAAGATGTTGTGCTCCTTACATTTAGCAAGGATAACATCTAGGACAGATTTTTTCAGGATTGCACCGTTAAAGGACAAGTCGCCTACCTCTTTGGCGATTTTTGGCTCTGTCACTTTACCAGTTGCCCCAGTTTCATCTTTTTTAGGGTCTGTGATAGAATTTACCACATCACTTTTTGGAGTCTCCGAGGCTGTTTTAGAGGCGCTTCCTGAGGTGTTACCTTTTAAGATTTCAGTAACTCGTTTTTGGACTGCGTCATAGTCAGAACCTAGGGCTTTCTTACGTTCCTCACCGTTGCCGTGTTTGCCTTGGATAACTTCCTGAGCAAGCTGGTCAATCGTTTTTTTAGGTGCCGTAGCTTTGCCATTGATGACTGCCATAACAGCCTCATATTGATTGCCAAGAGCTGCCTTGCGGGTATCTCCGTTACCGTAAACACCTGCCAAGGTTTCTTTAACCAAGGTATCAAGGCTTTTTCCAGCCGTTGAGGTTGATGACTGATTAGCTAAGCGGTAAACATAGCAATACATCCAGCCGCTAGCTGCGGCTGTCTGATTGTAGTTGTCAATAGTTATTCCATTACGGGCATAGTTACAATGAATAATGTTGTCAGGGTCTACAAAGATACCAGTATGACCACCAGCACCGCTAGACTGTCCACGGCGACCCCAAATAAAGACATCACCACGCTCAGCGTCCCAGTCTTTATTTTCTGAAATAAGCTTATAACCATTCTTGATGAGCCAATCATGCTGATACTCAGTGTTGACCGCCCAACCTGCTGTGACAGCTCCAGCTGACATCAAGGCATAGTAAACAGAGCTAGAGCAATCATACGACCCTGGACCGTTTCGATAGTCCATTGAATAGGTCACTTTTCCAGCTCGTGATGTCATCCAGGCAATAGCTACTTCAATATTTACTGCCATTGTCTTCCTCCTTTAGAAATAATTGAATAAAAGGGGAAAGCATGAGGAGTAAAAAAGAAAGAGGCACTAGCAATAGTACCCCTGCAATTATCAAGATAATTTTCCCTAATTTCCTCATGCTATGCCTCCTATTTAGGTTCAGTGTAGGTCATTGCTCTGTCTGAGTCTGACACCCCAGCTGTTGTAGGGTCAGACACAACTCCAAGCAAGACAAGCAAGGTAAGAGCTGTGTTAGCTACATCATTGATATTGTCAGGCAACTTCAAGCCTAGCTGTTGAGCTAGTAAAAGAGCTGTTGCGACAATGGCCGTCAAAGTCGCCTTGTTCTTAAAGCGTAGTTTCCAGTTAAGTTTCATGAATTTAATTCCTTTCCTTAATCATTGTTTTTAGTTCTCTGACATCTTCTGTCAGGTTCTTCATCTGTTCAGTCATAGCTACTAACGCCTGATTTTGTTTATCATGGTCATCTAGTCGCCGTGTATGGTCTTTGATGGTCTGCTCCAAAAATGAGATTTTAAGCTCAAGAGTATTGATTTTTGTAGCTTGCTCAATACTCTTAGCTTTCAGCACATTATAAAAGCCATAAACTGTAATGATGAACCCTACGAGAGTAATCAGCGCTTGGTATTCAGGTCTCAAATATTACTCCCCCTTTGGCTCAGCGGTCTGTTCTGATAAAACCTCGATTACTACATCACGTAAGTTGAAAAGTTTTGGTACCTGTTCAACTGTGTACGTGCCAGCAACAACAAGGGCTACCCATGATTTAACGATTTGATGTTTTTTAGTGAATTTCATTGTAAAATTTCCTTTCTTGATTAAAGCTGTACCTAAAATAAGGTTACTCAGTAGGTTCTTCATCTTCTACCTCCTCCACATTATCGACTGGTGCAAAATTAGCAAGAACCCCCATCACAAGCTCTGTCAGTTCAGATACAGCGTTGTTTACTGCCTGCTCATTCTTGATGGTTCCTTGTTTAGCTTCTCTTGTCGCTTGCTCCAAGTCTTCGATTGCCTTTTGTGACTTCTCAATCAGTTCATCATACTTGGCGATTTTTGCACCAATCTCATTGAACTTCTCATTTTCAGCACGCTGTGGGAAATTCTCTTGATAGATAACCTCAAGAGCAAGTTCAAAAAGCTCCGTATTGGACAAAGCAATCTTATCAGGAGGTAAAAAAATAGGGACTATTGCCCCATCTGCATTGATTAACGTAACTTTGGTGGTGGACGCTGAACCACTAGCGTCATATTCTTGTGATTTTGAACCATATTCAAATTTCATGGCGTTTCCTTTCTAAATCATAATAGTTAGTTGCCCCTTGTATTCCGTGCCATTACCAGTAGACAATACATTCAACCCTCCTGACCCTTGGTTAATTTGAACGTGGCTGTTAGCAGCACCATCAATAGACCACTTAGCGATAATAAGCATGTACGATTGAGGGGGAGACCATACTGAACTTGGGATAGTGCCAATATTCATTGTTGAGCCATTTCCTCTAAAGTTATATTTAATAGTTAGAACATCACCGACACGCTTATAGTAAGTTCCACTAAAACCAGCAGAGACCCAATCTGTATTGATTAGATTTGGGTGGTCAGTCTTAGCATACTCAACCCAACTAGTCCAACTTCCATTAGTTTTTGACCGCAGAAACAATCTTCTTGAACCATCACGCTCAGAAAAATATTGAACTAGGTGACTTCCTCCACCTACAACATGCAGTAGCCCCCAAGTTTTAGCTGGATTATTTGGAGCTGTAGCGGCCTTATGAAAATATCCAGACCAGCCATTGTCGTTAAAATCTGTGTAAGAATCGTTAATCGCCGTCCCGTCCTTGTTTGTTAGTTGGTGTAATTGTATTAAATTATCATTAGCGTATATATCACCATTGACATCTAACGCCCCACGCTCTCTAATCTTATTAACTCCAACCCCTGAACGGTCATAAGAAAAAACCACGCTTTCCGTGGCCACATTGATTGCAAACTCAGTACTTGTAAACTTGTCAGCAAGAGTACCAATAACAACCCATGACTGATTAGCTGCATAGGCGCCTGAGAGATTAGCTTGTGAGTTAGTCAGACTAGATAGGCTTGTCCATGAGCCAGCAGCTGCTCCTGTATCTGCTGTGTAGGTGTTGGTTCCTAACCTAGCGACCTTAAAGGATAGAGTCATAGTGTTTTTTTGACTACCCCCTACTGTTAGAGGAGCTACCTTCGCATTTCTTGTAACGGTAAAGGTGCTAGAGGTTGAACCAGTTCTAGCAATGCTGAAACTCAATGCTGGAGCAAAATACTCAAGGACTGTTACTGACACATCTCTAGTATCTGACCAACGCCCACGACTGTCAGAGACGCTAGCTCTGATTGTGATAGCGCCGTTGTAGTTCATAATTCCCAAGGTGCCACCGTTCACATTGGTTGTTTGGTTCTTACCCACTATCTCGGCTTTATAACCTGTAATAGATGAGCCATAAGAGCCTGCACCTCCGTTAAATGTAACCTTAATATTAGATACTATCTGAATAAAGGTAGTAGTATTAGATACCAAGTTTTGAGCTGCTGTGTTGAAATCAGATAAAGAAACCCCTGTAAAGGTTGGTTTCATACTAGATGGAACACTAGCTGTCAGAGTTGTTGATTGCGTTCCTGTCTTGGTTGAACCTGAGTAGGTATCAACGTAGATTGTCCCTGTGCCACTGGTACTATTGGGAATATCATTAGCAAAATCAAGAGGGATAGTCCACGTTGTAGAGGTATCTACATTGCTTGCTATTGTCCCTTGTTTGTTCCCCCAATGGTAGCGGACGGTGTGCTTAAAACTAGAGCTTTGACGGCTGATATTGATAGTGACTGCACTACCAATAACACCAGCGCTAACACTTACAGAGCTAGACCGTGGAATAGTAGTAAGCGTGAACGCATTACCACCAATAGAGAGCGTTCCAGGTGAATATCCACCACTCCCTGAGAAACTCGCCATCAGTCCAAAGGTCTTAGTACCGTCTGCATTATGACTAACCGTGATTGTCTCGTCTATCAACATGATTGTAGAGTTATAACTAGTCATGTTAGGACTACCAGACCAGTTCAACCTCTGACCGTTTAAGTCAACATAAGCTGAGCAACTGTATTGTGCAAAGGCTGTAGTTGTATTCAAGAGAGCAAGTCTTACCCTAACTTGACTACTATTACCTGCGATATTTTGAGAGGTTTGGTCTATCCATAGGCGGATACGATAACCTCTGTCATTATTTGACCAAAATTCAGCCATTCTATCCTCCTACATATCTAATGACATTCATGTCAGCGTTGAGATGGTACTGTTCTTCTCTAAAGCGTCCAATTTGGATAGTCTTAGAGAAAATACCATTTTCAATGTGGATAACACCTTGAGAGATATACATGACCTCCACACCTGCTGAAAACATTGATATACGACCGTTAGGGTTGAACATCATGCTTGAGCTACCATCATTCTTACCAATAACCAGCCCCTCATTTGAGGAACTCATGTAAGTATCAATGAAATTCCAACGGTCAGAAAGTTCTCCAAGGTCTTTAGCAATGGTAGAGACACGTTGGCTAGCTGAAATCAAATCCTTTTCAGCCTGTGCCCTAGCCGTGTCATTAGCTTTGACAAAGTCCTGATAAGCCTTAATCCAGTTGTCCAATGTATCAGCACTAGCCTTAGCCTCTAGCTCAGCTTGGATAATACTAGCTTTTTCATTCAGAGCGTTCAACTGCTCTTGAGTGAGAACTTGGTCAGCTTTGGAATTTATAGCCTCGTCTACATCTGATGGATTTAAGCTAAATGCAGTACCAATATTCCCGTTTTCTAACTTAGGCTTCTTTAGGTACAGTATTGAATTTGTAGAGAAATTATAACCGTAAATATAGAACCTGATTTCTCTACTAAAATCAACATCAACGTTTAATTTAATAGAGCCTCCTAAACGTTGCCAACTACCTGTACTAGAAACATTTACCGTGGTTTGTCCTGAGTGAAAATTTCGGCTACCATCACTTTTGTAATAATAGAAACCAAACCAAATCTTAGTACCTGTACCTGTTGCGTATAAATCGGCGGAAAAATAATATGCACCTGACATTAAATCTTTACTAGGGATGATAACATTGATAGCTTTCCAATTTCGTAAGCCGTTACTCTCGTTAAATTCAACTACTGGACCATCAGAGGAAAATGTATCATTGACAAAAGCATGGTAATTACTAGTTGGATTTGAAATTCCCCCATTATATGGATTTTCCCATTTATTGATAAGGGTATTTTTATGAGTTTTGCCTCCAACTGTGAAAGTTGTTGCTGTGGGAGTGGTTTTATAAAAACCTGCATTAGGTAAAAGGTTCACTCCCCCAACCTGCACATTATCAAAAAGAGCTGTCCACTTGTACTTAGTGTGGTCTTGACTGTCTGCCTCAACAAAATCGGTTAATGTACCTAGATAACGTTTATTATTGCTATCTGAGGTACTGAAACCGTCACGGCCATCAGCAGAGTTAGCCCATGCACGGTGAAAGTAAGGTGTTTTTCCGTCAGCACCAGGCTTACCTGGTATTCCTTGAGCGCCATCTCTACCGTTTTGTCCATCTGTACCTCTCCATTTAGTCCAGCGGTAATCAGCAGGGTTGGTACTATCTGCGACGTTGAAATCAACATAGACACCTATATAAGCTTTATCTGCGTTGGTCTGGTCAAATCCACCTCCTGAAATAGTATCAGCATAAGCAATGTGTGTATACTGAGTTCTTCCATCTGCTCCCTTAGCTCCAGGGATACCTTGGTCACCTTTGGGACCTTGAATACCTTGCAGACCTTGTAGCCCACGCTCTCCTTGAGGTCCACGGGGGCCAGTATCGCCTTTGTCACCCTTGGCTCCAGTTTCTCCCATTTTTGCCACAGAAAAACCAGTCTCACTAGTATTATCCGTGTAGCTCCATGTAGTTTTGGTCCAGAGGTACTGACCAGGGGACACGCTAGGAATTTGAGAAGACCAACCGCTTGTAGGTGGGACGGTTCCTGATGTAGAACCAGCATAGACTACTGTAGTTGTTCGGATACCTACACCATCTTTGCCAGCTACTCCATCTCTACCAGTGTTACCATCTTGGCCAATTCTAGCCACTGAGTAGCCTGTCTCAGAAGTGTTGTCAGTGTATGTCCAGATAGTCTTAGTCCACAGATATTGTCCAGCTGGTACCGTTGGAACTGAGCTAGTCCAGCCATTACTAGGGGCGCTTGTCCCTGATATTGACGGTGCATAGGTAATAGCTGTAGATTTCAAACCCACACCGTTCTTACCTGCAATACCGTCACGCCCTGGGTCTCCTTTATCCCCCTTGAGACCATCAGAGGCATTCAAGAAAGTAATCTGTTCAGACGCTACTTCTTGATTATCGACCCATGCAGCGATTGTCAGAACCATTGTCTGGTTGATGTCAGCAGCTTTGACAATGTAGGTAGGGCTTGTAGCCTTAATTTCGCCATTAACAACCCAACGCCAGCCACTATTGATGACCCTATTACCTTTCATCAAAGTAGGGGTCACAACTGACTGACCTTGCCCATTCTTAAACGCTGTACCGTTATCTGTAGAGACTTTCACGGTGTAAGGCTTAGCGTCTTCTATCATACGGTCTAGGCGTTCCTGGATACCGTTTGACAAAAGATTTTCAAGAGCCTTGGCGTTTGAGAAAGTAGTCTTGTTGTTCTTTGGGTTGGTAAAACTGATAGATTGCTCAGACACCCTCATCTCAAGTAAGAGTACAGGGCTAAAGCCGTCATCATAAACCTTTACGGTGTCCCCTATTTCAAGGTCAGAAAAACCCTCAGCCTCATAAGTTACAGCGGGATAACAATTCTTTTTGAGTTCACGGTAGGCCATGGAGCGGATAACCTCAGGATTTGCGCTTTCTACTTGCATATCCTTTCTTATCCACTGGTCATTAGTCGTAGAGCTAGTAAACGCTGATGGATACATCTGCATAGAAAGAGGAGCATATAGCCCCTCTCCTGCTTGATAAAATTCACGTTCTCCCTTGTCGTTATTCACAGACCAAGAACCGAGGCCAGAGATGGTGACAATATCACCGTTTTCTGTTCTACCAGTAGGCCTAACCATGTTATAGATGTTTGTTTTATCTACCGTTCTAGTTAAGGTTTTTAGGTTCTTTCCGTATGTCAAGACAGTTGGACTAATACGCCCCACTCCTTGGTGGGTGTCGTCGTTTTCGTGATAGACATTGACCACAAAGGACTTGATAGAACTATCAGCGTTAAGATGGGTGTCAAATTCAATTTCTGCCCCAAACTTCTTAGCTAAGCTAAGTAGACGGTTCAGCTTGGTATCTGCTCCCTCCCACTCAGCAGAAATTTTTTGAGTAGAAACCTCGTTGACCCCAATTTTCAAGAATGTAAAGCTTAGCAAGTCCATAGCGTCACAATACTCTTTGAAACTCATTGCCTTTGGCGCTTTATATGGATTGGCATACTCATTGATAAGCTCAAGGTTCAAGTTGATACCGTAACACTTGATAATCTGCTCATTCTCCTCAACTTTTCGGATAGTATGCAGATAAGTCTTACCCTTGTACTGAAATGATACAAAGGCTTTCTCATTCAAGTAGTTGTAGGCACGTTTTCGCCCAACATCTGAGATGATAGCCTTTTTGAATACGGTGAAATCAAAGGTACTAGAACCTGTTTCAAGGTACCTAGTCCATGTATCATTAAAGTAATTCAACGTAGCCTGTTTATCATTATCAATAAAAGCAACCTTTCTCAAGCTGGCGTCATGAATTGTCAATAACATACGCTATAAGTACCTTTCTTCAAATTCTATCTTGATTGTTGGCTTTGTTCTGACCCAACTTGAGGAATAAACCTCAAGAGTAGACTTCCCAGGGGGAATAGTTAGAAACGTTGAACCATGTACAATGTCCACAATACGCTCCAAACCATCCACGGTAACTGTGTCATTTTCGCTATTAAGTACCACATTTGAACCGATAGGGTAGCGGTTAGGAATATCCTTAGTGGTTGGAACAAAGTCTTTACGGTAAAAAATACTATCCAAGTACATGTGAGTTACTAATGGTTTATTCCCAAGGGCACCAAATGCCACATGGATTTTGGCTGACTTTCTACCCTTGATTTCAGGAATGGTAAAGGTAGTGTAAGACCCCCACCAAAAGACCGTTACCTTATCATCATTGCGTTTGAGGTCTGACCAACCTCTAGGCTCATTGAATGGATTTTGATGATTGTGGTGAGTTCCTGTAAAAGTCCATTTCTTGAGCATGTTATAGCCGCCCTTACCATTAGCAGCCATAAAGTTATACTCACAGCCTAAGCCATTGTAGCGTTTGTAAGTCTCTACCCCATACAAAAACCGCCCCTGTTCATCAGAGACGGTCAATTTAATAAATCCATATTGATTAGCAGCACCAAGCCAAAAGATTTGTCGCCACCAAATATAGTCATTAAGCGAGCCAATAGCTCCTGAGCTATCTACTGGAATATTCCAGGTCAAACTTCCTGCGTTGTTTCCAGTAGTCCCTCCAGGATTGGAGAGAAACAAGTGAGGACGACCCCAAACAGTATCAGAAGAAACTGTCCCTCTTAGGTTCTGTGATGTATCATTTAATACGGCAACATTCTTATTGGCAGCACTTAGACCAGCTGTGATTTTACTGTCTCGATAGTCAAAAAGCAATTCTGATTGTCTGACCTGTTCTGTGTCGGCTTCTTCACGGTCTCCAACTTCAAGAGCGCCACTGGTATTGACTAGACCAATATAGCCATTTTCAGCATTGTTTCTTACTGTAACCACAGGGAAAGCTGGCACATTTCCATCATTGATAAGGTTGAAAACAACCTTGTCAGATGATACAGTGCCATTATCAAACCTACGGTAGGTGGTACTGTGAGCCACACCGTCAGGGATAAGGAGCTCAAACTCTCCCTTTTGAAACCATCTTGTCACGTTGTCCATGTCAACTGAGCCAGTCACAAGCCCCATATAATACTTGTCAGGCTCATCAGAGATAATGACCTTGACAGCCTCAGAGGTATTAAAGACCCCTGCCAGCGTATGCTTAGCCTGCTCAAGCGTCATGCCGTTTCTTTCTTGCATGGCAAACTTAACTTTAATGATTTTAGCCCCTGTTCTTACTTCTTGTAAGTTCACTCCTAAGAGTGGAGCGTCATTAGTTGCAATCCTGCGCTCATTACCCACAGGACGGATAATTTCAATAATTCGGATAACCTCAGAGAGGTCAAATCCGTTGATAGTAATAGTGTCATTATTCATCAGACAATCCCCCTCATCATGTTATCTATTTTGATTTTGTCGTTTTGATAGTTAGTCATTGGTTGTCCAATCTTAGCAACTAGAGCGCCGTCATCAAGCACCATATTCACAGGACGCTTGACAGCTTGCTCAGCTACTTCTAACGCTTTAGTAAGAGCTTTGTCCGCCTGGTCTCTGATAATCTCAATTTGGCTCATTTCAGCACGTTCTGTGATGGATTTGAGCTTGAACTGACTAGACAGAGAACCATTACCAAGGCCTAATAGCTCCTCAGCACCAAACTTAAAGGCAGACATCTCTTTCTGCACATAGGATAAGCTGTCAGTCACATCAGAGGTATTCTTTTCAATACCTACAGCGATACCTTGGGCAATATAGCGCCCCACGTTATCCCTGAATAGGCGTGATGGTGAGTGAATTTTAGCCTTGGCTTGTGCTGCACGTTCTGCTTGAGCTACAAGGGCATTAGCTGCCGCTGTAACTGCTCCAAGCGCTGAATACATACCTTGAGCCAGACCTTGACCAATCATAGCACCTACGCTCTGCATAATTCCAACACCACTCATACCAGTTGAGCGGACTGCACTTACCATAGCTGACATGGCAGCTGTTGCTGAACCAATCCCGCTACGGATACCGTTAGTAACTCCATCTGAGACACCTTTACCAGCTTGTCGCCCTGCTTGTGTCATTTGACTTGCTGACTGCCTTACCACGGATACCATCTGTTGCATACTTGAGCGCATGGTAGCTACTGCTTGTGTCATAGCAGAGCGTACAGCAGCGTTAAGCTGACTCATTGACGAGATAGCAGCGTTTGAGATACTTGCAAAACCTGAGGTAACCATTGGCGCTGATGTGGCTAGTTGCATAATTGAGGTTCTTGCCGTCATTGCAGAGGCTGTAATAGCCGTAAATCGACCAGGAACCGAACCAAGCACACCTCCAAGAACACCAAGTACAGCAGATACTGCTGAGAACCCTGCTGACATGGCAGAGGCTCCAGCTTGTGCCATAACCATTGAGGCTGACAAGGCTGTAATTCTGCTTTGTAGTGCTGTAATGCTAGCTGTTGAACCAGCAAGACCTACAAAAGAGGTCATAACCGCACTAGCAAAAGTCCTCATAGCAGAGCCTGCTATGGTCATAACACTTGGCAATGTTCCGATACTTGAGTTAAGAGTACTGAAAACGCTAGGCAGTGTCTGCATTGCAACGCTTGCTGTTTGAGCTGATGTAGCAATGAGTTTTAGTCCAGTTCCTGCTTGTTGCAAACCTGGACCCGCTGAGGCAATACCTGAGCCAGCAATAGCAGCTAAACCAGTTGCCACAGCTGCTAAAGTTCCAACCAAGTCACCAAGTTTGAGGTCTACAAGCATTTTGACACCCTGAGCCATCAACTTCACGCCTTGTCCAGCGTTTTTAGCCGCTGAGCCCATACTTTCAAAAATGCCAGCAACCCCGTCAAGTACATTTCGGATAGCAGAGCCAAAACTCTCTACCACGCTACCAGCACTCTCTAAAATTGAGCTAACCTGCTCTCCAAAGGTTTGGAGTAGCTGGGTCAAGCTATCAATGATAGGGCTGATTTGACTGATGAGGTTGTTAAACGCCTCTACCAGGGATTGGAGTACAGGAGCGACCGCCTGAACCATTTCAGAAACGGCTGGAATGAATGGAGCCAGTGCCTGGATGATTTGGACGATTGCCTGAGATACCACGGTCACAACTTGGACAAAGGCGCTAGAAATAATCTCAACAATAGGGGTCACTGCCGTAGCAATTTGAGCTATTCCTGAGCTTATCGACGCTATGACCTGACTTAGGGCAGAACCTAGGGCAGTTATTACAGGAGCAAGGCTACTGAATGCACTGATTACCGTAGCGATTGCAGTTCCTGCCGCCGTGATGAGCGGTGACAATTGAGCAAAGGCTGAGGCTATTGTAGGTAGTACTGGCGCTACAATGACAAGGGCATTGGCCAAGCCCTGGAGTGCCAAGTTCAGGATTGTACCTATAGCCGTACCAACACTGACTACTACGCTACCTACCGCTTGTAGGATTGTAGCTATACCTTGTCCTTGCATACCCATTAAGGCAAAGGCTGCACCAAGTGCCAATATAGGAACCGCCAAGGCTGCGATAGTGGCAGGGTTGACCATTGCTAAACCCTGACCGATACCACGAAAAGCAGCACCTACACCCTGACCAATACCTCTAGCGGCTACTGCTACACTCTGACCAAGACTGCGGATAACAGAGACAATGCTTGTGCTAGCTGTCCTAACAACCGACGTAGCACCACTAACCCCACTTGTCGCATTCTTCTTGAATAGACTGAATGGGTTAAAGGATTTCAGGAAGTTAAAGGCCTTGAAACCAGCTACTAAACCAATCAAGCCACCAACTATAGCCTGAATTGCTCCTGCAGGTAGTGAACTGATAAAGTTAGCTGCTACGGTTGCCGCCTGTGAAAGCCACTTGACCACATTGCCAAGCACACTAGCTAAGGTGTCTAGCACGCTTGAGGCGGTCAGACTATTAAACACATTGCCAATGGCGCTACCAATGCTCTTGATAGCTCCTAGAAAGGCAGAAACTGCCCCTGTGTTAGAAAAGGCAGCCCAAAAGGTCTTAACCTTACCCACTAGGCTTGAGATAGTACCGCCAACTTTAGCTACAATACCCTCTACATTGATACTCTCAAGGAATTTACCTAAACCCTCAGCCATTCCGCCAAAATCTATGCTTTCCAAAGCGTCTGATAGGGCATTGACCGCCTTGATACCAAACTTGTTGAGATGTTCATAAGCAGGCGTGAGTTTATTAAGTAGTCCCTCGGTTGCTCCGTCTATGGCTTGGTCAATGGTCTTGAACTCAGTAGCCATTTTTTGGAAAGCGTCAGAGTTACCTGCACGGTTCATAGCGTCAAAGAAATCTTCTGTCTTGACTTTACCATCTTGAACCGCTGAAACCAGTTCAGCCGTAGACATGCCCATCTCTTTGGCAACTGCCGCCATACCAGCGGGCGCTTGTTCCATCATAATCTTAAAGTCCATCCAGGCAACCTTAGGCTTACTTGCCATTTGTGTCGCCTGAGTAGATAAAGATTTCATGGCTTGGGCTGGATTTTCTGCTGAGGCTGCAAGTCCACCAAAAGCCTTAACCAAGCTACCAACATTTTTAGTCCCTACAGCGTCAAGTTGAGAGTAAGTACTAGCCATATCAGAGGCTGAGTAAATGGTCTTGGTGGCAAAGTCTTGCATTTCAGTCTTAGCTGCCTTGATGACCTCAGGAGAACGCCCAAAGGCTTGTAGGTTACCCTCAAAGGTCTTCCATGCCTTTTGTGAGCTGTTCAGTTCTCCAGCCATTTCACGGATACCACCAGTGACAACTCCAATACCAGTAGTGAGAGCAGAACTAATCAGGTTAGCTCCTAGAACCGACTTAAAAACAGACCCAACTTTTGAGCCTGTGCTTTCTAGTCCACCTAACAAGGTCTTTAGTTTTCCAACCCCTGACTGGGCTTTTTCTCCGTCTAGGTCAACCTTGATAGTAACTGAACCATCTGCCATAGTTTTTCTCTCCTTTCCTGATTAGTAGTCAAAATCTTTAGGTAGTGCATACTCTTTCTTGAGTTGTTTCATGCTTTCTTTATACTTCTTACCATCGCCTTTCTGTGGCTTGTAAGAGCGTATTTTAAGCACCTCAGCAAACTTAGTATCACTAGGTAGCCCATTTAGTAGGGCGTTGAACTTTTTCCAATGCAGCGTATTCTGAGCGTCAATCAAATCAATACTGTAAGCCTGCATGAATGATGAATAGATGTACTCAGCGTCATACTTCAAACTAAAAAGACGCTCACCGTCTTCTGATTGACTTTGAGAGCGTATCTTGCTTTTGATTGGATTGCCTGCTAGGTCTAGTACAGGTGCATTGTCTTTAACTGGAATAATTCTGATGTGTTCTTCAAAAATCAGCTTAAAGATTGCCGTTGCTTGTTCAGGAGTCAAAGACTCTGTAAAGTCAACATCTGTAAATATCTGAATAGCTAGATAAGGCTTGTAAATATCTTCAAACTCATCATCATTGATAAGCTCCATGACTTTCAAAACCTTATTAAAGGCTATATTCATGGGGTACACATCATCACCAAGGACTAACTCATCTGTCAACTTCCTTGATAAATCCAGCATATTAGTCTCCTAGGTATTTCTTGAGAGCGTCAGCGTTGTTGCGTTTATCCCATTCATCAACAACTCCAGCGATAACCTCAAGCAGATAAGCCATAGTGTCAACCGTTGAAAAGTGAGAATAGGTATAGACTTTGTCATAGGCCTCCTCATCAAATAACTCAACCCATGACTCTTTTACCATACCCTGCAAAGTTTCAAAGACTTCTACATCTCCTGTATCAGCGATTTTCTGACCGTCCTTTTGGAGTTTTTCACCGATTTTCTGCATTTTGAGAATGTTCTCATCATTGGCAAGAAATTCAAGTGTAAAATCTCCAAAATCTACAGGAATGACATTGTTACGCTTTTTAATTACTACCATGTTTTTCTCCTACTAATCAAAAATAAAAAGGGGAGCGTCAAACTCCCCTAAGCTGCTTTATCCACCGACTACAGCGGATTGTTTAGGTACTGCGTTCCAGCTGATAGTGCACTCAAAAGCCTCATACTCAGCGGCCTCACCGCCTCCGATTTTGATTTCAGAGACCGTAGCAGGTGCTACGTATTGAGTTTTACCGTCAGCGTCAACTACCTTAAACCATACTTTACGTTGTTCACCAGTAGCAAACCGCATATCAGCAATGATTTTCTGTGCTGCGTCTTCTTTGATATAGTCACCCTCAAAGGTGTAACCATATTTGACAGATGTTACCGTTGTTTCAGGCGTGCCATCACCGTTGTAGTAGGCAACGTCATCTGTTTCTTCGTCATTCTCAACCTCTGCAGTTGTGACACCATCTGCAAGCCATTTCCAAGCGTCAGTCCCTGGTTCTACTTTGTCAGATGTCCAAGGTGCTACGTAATGCTTGCGTAGGGCATTTTTCATTTTTGGCATTTATCTTCCTCCATTTGTTTCAAGTTGTGCTGTGATATCCAGCATATAAACATAAAAGCCCTGGTCATCACGGTCATTTAAGAATGGCTGTGAGACTTCAAGGCCTCTAAATTGATATGAATTATTTTGACTTGGTAGCTCAAGGTTGAAATCGGCAAGAGCACTGTTGACAGCCCACAGAATAGAGCTTGTCTTCTGATGGTCAGTCGTTTTGATTGCCACCTCAAAAACAAGGCTAATATCCTGCTTACCGTTCATGTACTCTTTTTCAACCTTGCCACCAGGTAAAGGATAAAGGACTAAGCCCTCAGTCTCTGACAAGTAATCAAGCCTACAAGTCAGAGGGAGACCTAGTGTGTTGATGAAATCTCTGAGGACTTCTGAAAAATCGTTATTGTTCATGCTTTAACTCCCATTGCTCTCAGTCCTACCTTGCCCCAGTCCTTAATATGGAGCGCTGAGGCTTTCAAGTCCCAACGCTTGCCAGTTCCGGGGGTAGTATAACGCTTATAGGTAAAGCTCCTATATTTGTTGTAGCTAGAGCCGTAGAACTGAGCTCTTGCATACGGTCCAGGGTAGCGTATACCGTCTTTTGAAACTTGGGCACTTCCACTAAGCTCTCCACTCTTACGAGGAATGAAAGGGGTCATGTCCATTTTCATCTGACTAGCAATAGCTAACTTTCCTTTGGCCAAGGCTGCTGATGATACTTTTTTCTCAATGCCTTTTAGGTCAACTTTGACAGATACTGTTGCTCCCATCAGATACACTCCAGCTCATAGCAAAAGATTTTTTTGTTATGTGGATAACTAACAGGAATAACAGCAGTCACTCTGTACTCCGTCTCTCCGTCATTGATTATGGCATTTTCAAAAGTCTTATCTAGCACCACTGGGCAATATTTAGGATACACAAACAAAAGGCTAGGTTTAGCCTCTTTACGGTTGTTTTGGCTACCTTGTACCGTGTACTGTCTATCAAACCTAACAGGACTAAGCGTGACCGGGCTCTCTAACACAACTTTACCCCATGCGTCTTTTTCCCCTGTGGTTCTCTGAATGGTCACATTATCGACCAATAACCGTTTATCAATACCTGTCATAACCTACCCCTCTGTAGCCAAATCCTGCCCCTTTCAGAGCGTTCAGAGCGTCAAGTGATAAATTATACCTAGCGCCTTCTAAAGAGGTCTTTGTGGTGTCCTTGTAGCTAACAGAAGTACGCCCAAGCGACACACTGGCTACTGATTGCTTGTCATCAGCAGTCATAATACCGCTAGCGTCCAAATAAGCCACTTGAAAAGCAGTAGCTAGCTTGACAGCTTGCTTTCTATGTTCAATCTCTTTCTCAAAATCTACAAAGTCATAGAAACCATTAAGAAAGAGGTTGATAGACACCTCTGCCCTTTTTAGTAGTTTTTCAAAGTCATTGACTTCATCAAAACCAAAATCCTTAAATTCATCTTTGGTTAAATAAGCGATAGTAACCACCTCCAATTAAAAAAGGCGGTGTTACTTATCCGCCTTTGCTGCTTTTTCTTCTTTGTCAACACGTTCAAAGAATGGGCTGAGTTCAGGGTGTGTAATTGCACCCTTAGCGTTAAGCTCCTCAGCTGTCTTTACTTCCATGTCGTACTCAAGGCCTTTATCAAAATTTGTTTCTTTGCCACCAACGACAAAGACAACGTTTGATGTTGCTTTGAATTTAGCCATTTAGACTACTCCTTTTCTGCTTTTTCTTCGATAACTACCTGAAAACCAATATTACTATTGATTTCCTCTGCTCGTTTTTTAGTGACATCAATTACTGAGCCTTTTTCAATATACTCATCTTTTTCAATATCCCAAAAATCCGATACTACTTTGAATTTAGCCATTTAGACCTCCATTTTTAGCCTGCTGGAGCTAGTTTAGCTTTAAGGATACCTACTTTGTTTTCATCAGCAATATACTTACCGTATTTACCTGCTCCTTGGATTGCAACACCGTAGAAGTCGTCAGCGTCAATGGTACGTACAATCTGCAATCCTACACCTGCAATACCTACGCCATCAACTGCAAACATGACCTGTTCTCCCTCTTGGAAGTATTCATCAGGGGTTTCTTCCAAAACAAACCCTTTGAATTTATACATTGTTTGGTCATCAATGTTAGCTGATGAGTTTTTAGCTGTTGTTGCAAGTTTAGAGTCAATCAAGAAATCATAAACATCTGATGTGACATAGGCGACCCAAGCAATGTTTTTAGAAATCTTGTTATTAACAAATTTCTTGTGGGCTGTGGAGAATGCTTTGGTTACTCCTGCTTCGTCCATCTTGCCTTCAATCGTTTCACTTGCATTGTCTGACAAAGCCTTTGCAAGCAATTCATTGATATATTCAGTTTGAGCTAGGGCGTTTTCTTCCAAACGCTCAGCTACAACTTTGTCAGCTACATCATTGACAGTCACATTGTCAATTCCCTCATGGATTGCAATAGGAGCCTCATAAGGGACAGCCTTATCGACTGACTTAATTTCAGTACGTTGACCAAAGCGGCTTGTTGAACCTGTACCAGTTCCAAACGCTACATTTTCGCCTTTGTCGTACTTCTTGATAATAGCTTTTGTAGTGTTTACTTTCAAATGCAGCATTGTATCAGAGTCTGATACACCGTCAAAGATTTGGATTTTACCACCAAAAGAACGTAGGAAACGTGAACGGCTCTCTGTGATTTTCGCCAACAAAGCCATATAGTTTTTTGTATAAATTTTTGTAGACATGCTACTCTCCTTTTATTTTTAATATTTACTCATGATTTCATCAAAAGCGTCACCTTTAGCGCCTGGTTCTGCTGACGGGTTGCCTCCGACTGAAATCGTAGGGTTAGGCTGCTTCTCTTCACCTTGGAATAAGTAAGGGCTAGACTCTTTGAGGCTGTTGATAGTGTCATCTAGGACAGGTTTGCCGTCCTCGCCTAGCTCAATCTTGTCTAGGTCAATGAACTTCATCAAATCCTCAGAGTTGTAAGCTCCCACATCTTTCAAAGCAAGGGCTACAGCGTTAGTTTTAGTTACCTGAGCAAGTTGTGCCTCACTATCAGTCTTGTACTGGTCAAATTGGGCTTGTAGGTCTGCTAGCTGCTGCTTGCTTTCCTCACTTGCTCCCTCTTTTTCCTGTAAATCCTTGATAGCTTGGCTTTGTTGCTCAAGCTGTTGTTTCAAGGTGTCGTTTTCTGCCTGTAACTCAGACTTAGCCTGTGCTTTTGCATTTTCAATACCCGCACCGTACGCTTGCATGATATTATCCAGCACACTGTTATCTGTGATACCTGCGTCAACCAACATCTCACGTTTAAGGCTCATACCTTAACTCCTTTGTTTTACGTCACGAGGGACTGAGATACAGACACTTTTACGCCATATCCAGGGCAAAATAAAAACCGCTTGGACTCCCAAACGGTAAATACCTAATTATAGTAGTCTTTCCTACCAGTCAAGATGAGTGACCACCTCCTTACTTGCGACTAAACCAAGATTTCTTTTGCGTCTTCTTGAGGGCTTTAATCTCATCTTCCGCCTTGTCAAAGCGGTTGTTTGTTGCTTTTACGTTTTTAGAGTTGATTTCTTCCATTTTCTCAACAATACGCCAAAGCTGGTTATTTTGGTCAAGCAAGAACTCAATGGCACCCTCTGCCATTCGTAGAGAGTTCTCAAGTGCACGTTTCTTTTTAATACGTTTGTTCATAGTTTCCTCCTGTTTTGGGCATAAGAAAAGCGCCTAGATTGAACTAAGCGCTAAGCCACGTTTTTTGAGTTCAGTCATAATGACTTCTTCATCTTCTTTTGAGAAAGTAGTAAATCTTAGATGGGACAATTCTTCATCTGTCATCTCAGATGGATTTATTTTAGGAGAGTTTAGCCCCATTGCGTCTATTTGGGAAAATGCTTCAGATAAATTCATAGTCACTCATCCTTTCTAACGTTCATTTCAAGGACAACACCGCCCTTGTTTTCTTTCACACTAATTATATCATATTTAGTGCCTCTTGGGAGAATAATCTCACTCTCGTCATCATTATCAGTGAAATAGACTTGATAATCTTTAGGAATGTTGATGATAGTCTTGACAGGTCTATTCTTAAAGAAATTATACTTAGGAATGTAGCTTGTTGATGTATAGCCATTATTGCTATATTTGGCTTGTCCTGAGTTCAACATATCCATAAAGCTATCATAGTCTTTCAGTAAGTGCTGGTTCTGTTCAACTACTGATTTCAGATAAATACCATCATCAAATCTATTGACCTTGGTATTTTTGAGTAACTTGTTTTTTTCGATTACATCATCAAGAGTATTAACAATTTTGTCATACTCTGGTGGCATTGCATTTTTATCTCTGAGATATTTGTTGATAGCAAAACTATGAGGCGTACCGATATATCCCAAGCCTTGAGGGTTTTCATCAGCATACAGCACTTTACGCTCAGCCTTGGTAATTTTTCCACCAACCTTTTTGAAATCAGCAATCTCATTATCTTTGATGTAATGATGTTCTGACATCTTTTTCCTGAGTTGAGTAGCTTTTTTAGCCTCTGTATAAGGGTCAGCATAGTACTTCTCCCTAGCGTAATCACGGTGTAAGAATGGATTCTGCCTGAGATAGTCTCTCATGGCCCCTTGTTGCGTTCTCACCTTGCTCTTGTACTTGTCTATGAGCTCTTGGTCTCCTAGCTTTTCTGCTACGTGGAGAAACTCCTTAGACTGTCTGATAGACCGCTCTAGGGCTCTCTGTTTAGCCTGTACGTTGGCATTTTCGATAGCTTGCTCAGGCGTTAAGTCCTTGACATCTTCGCCAAGCTCAGGCTTGTAGTTGGCACCAACCACAAAGGGCGTGATTTCATGGGTACAATTGATACCCAAACAACCGCCAGCCGTCCCGTAGCCATAATCTGACAAAGCAAGGATACGCTCTCCCTTTTCAGTCCTAGCAACTCCAGTAGTGACTATCTGATGTTGTAGAGGGGCGCACATTTCCCTTGCTGTGGATTTCTTGGAATAGTAGTAGGTATCTATACCCAATTCCTCAGCTGGAGCCATTCTAACCTCACGATAGACCCGCCAAGCCGTGGACTTGATGACCTGCCTAGCGTAGGTGTCAGCTTTCCACTTCTTACCTTGGCTGTCTGTAAAGCCATAAAAGCCCTTTTTAGCCCATTTCATGACAGTATCTGAAATAGCCTTGTCTGATGTTGCCAGACCTGTGACAACCTTTGCTGTAGCCTCCTCAATGATAGACTGGTAGGCTCCTATCACGCTCTTTGGTAGCGTGGTGTTGATAAGGTTGTTTATGTCACCCATAGTCTGATTGACATAAGCTGCAAGGCTATTCTGAATAAGAGAGTTACTAACAAAGCTACCGCCACCAGTAGCCTCTAAAAGCTGTTGCTTGGTGTCCTTGTAAATTTGGTAGCCCTCGTTTTGAATAACATGCCTAAGCTGTTCCTCAGCAATGCCTGAGCGTTCAGAGATAAGCTGTAGGTTATCCTCATTGAGCAACCCCATCTCATTCATCTTCTCAAGTTGCCAGATATAAGGGTTATCATCTAGACTAGCTGAACCACGCTCTTTTATACGGTCTATAACTTGGTCAAACAAGTCAAGAGTAAGCTGATGATAGATGTCTGCAACCTGACTAGCGTCTAGCATTAACTGCTCATCATTTAGCTTGATTGGTTTCTTCTTGTCATCAGCCATTTAGTCACTCTCCATATACTCCTACATCATCAAGGCTACGCTCTCCGCTAGCTTCATCAATAGCACTACCACTGATTTCAGCTTTGATTGCCTTAGCTTTCTCAGGGGTTACGTTGAGCACTTTCTCAATAGCCATGACATCAGTACCAAAACCAGCATTAACTACCTTAATCCAGTAATCAAGCTCAGCGTTACGGTCAGTAAATACACCATCATCAAGGTTAATACTGATTGCGTCCATATCAGGAATATTCCCCTTGTAAAGCTGATAGGCTTTTCCCAATTCTAACATGGAGATAATCAGCTCTTTCAGAGATTGTTCAACAAGGCTGACAATGCTGTTACGCATTTGATAGGTGTCAGAGTTTTCTGAGACAATCTCAGTGGCTGTCTTCATACTCTTGCCGTCAAAGCTAAACATGCCAGCTGATACCCCTATCTGCATTTCAAAAAGGGCTAGACCTTCATTGATGGCCTTGATATAGTCATCAGAGCGGATAGGTGTAGTGAGGTCTGTGATACCTATACCCTTGTCTATATCGCCACTATCGAACTGCTCATAAACATTGTGGCCAGTTTCAAACTCACGCTTGACCGTGACCTTATCGCCGTCCTGATTGTACTCTGTCTTAATCATCTGGGTAGGAACTGCAACCCTACGCTGACCCATTTTGACCTCCCACATAAACTCATCATAGGTAGTATTCAGGAAGTCAATAGTAGTCTTAGCATTATCAAAGATGGATAGACCAAGTGGGCTGTTAATATCTTTGTTATTCATGCCTGGGGTCTTCAAATAGGTAAACAGAGGACGACTAAGACCGTTCAAGTCTACCACTTCTTCCAAATCCTCATAGAGCTCTAACAGAGGCACCCTAGCCCCTACAATGTTTTGATTGTCAGACTTGTAGAGCTCGTTGGTTACTGTGTACTTGTCATCTTTGCCCCATTCGTGCAATTCAATCAGCGTGTAATACTTGTGCTTGTTACCCTCTGATTTGATGGTCTTAGTGATAATAGCGGCACTAGAGACGTCCTGAGTATTGGATTGGAGAGGCAAAAAGACAGGAGCTTGAATAAATGCCACTCTGACCTTGTTCTTATCAACGTATGGCCTCATGGCCAAGCCACCAAGAGCCAAACAGCTCTCTAGGTATCGCTCAAAGTTCTTGATGAACCTGTCATTTTGCAGTTGTTGCTGAATGAACTCATTAGCGCTCTCATCATCAACCTTGATTTCTGCTTGTTCATTGAATACCAAGCTTGCGATTTTCTTGGAGGCAGTTCTTCCTATTGGGAGATGGTTGAAATCTCGCTTTTGTTCATTGCCGTTACTGTCCTTGTATTTGATTTTGTCATACCGCCCTGCAAAGTACTTGAGGTTTTCTCTGATACGGTCATATTCAGCACTTGACACCGCTATTTTAGGGTGGTCTGTAATGTTTGTTAAGTTTTGTGTGGTCATCACATACTTACTCCTTGTAAAGAAATTCTTGATAGTTTGTACTATTCCCATTGTTAGCTCCTTTAGGCTTTCAAATCTAGCTCCCTAGCATTGTCTAGGACAAAGTACTTGAATTCATCTACCGTGTGGTCATCTTCCTTGATAACTTTAGGGTCATCAGTGTTCAGGGACTTGTCATCATAGCGATACATTTTGTGTTCTTCAACAAAAATCCTGTTAGCAGGAATGTCAAGATAGTAAAAACGCCCCTCTGCTAGTAAGCTGATAACCATGTCAATCATGGTCTGATTTTTCTTCTTGGCTACTGGGTGCCAGCGTTCACCATAGTCCTTAAAGTATTGATTTCTCAAAGCTCCCTCCGCACTATCAATAGTCATCTTGAGTTTAGGCACTCTGTACTGTTTCATAACCTTGTCTATAAAGTCATGGATCATCACTGAGAGCTCACTGGGTGCTTTTTTGACGGTCTTTCCAGCTGGTGAATAGTAAAACGTATCAAGCAAGATAACATTACCTTTAGCAGTCAATCCATAAGCCCCACAGGCAGTAGCTGACTGCTGGTGTCCAGTATCTAGGGCAAATGATATACCGATAAGCCTATCGTCCTCAGGGAGGCTCTCAAGTGGCTTAAAATAGCTCATGTTATAAACATGATTACCAAGCCCTATGACCTCTCCCAAGTACATCCAGCGGTAATAGTCAGGATCAGTTTCCTTGTACCGCTCTATCTTTTCTTTCATCTGCCTAGATAAAAAACCTAGCTTGTCATCAAGGTAGGTGCTGTGATGTATCATGTAGGTTGGGTCACTAGCTTTCTCAGCTACCCACTCATTTATCCAGTCATATGGGTTACGTGGTGGGTTGTATGTGAAATAGACCTTGACCTCTTTGCCATCAGGTAGCTCTTGACGGATAAAGGTATCTTCAACGATATCGATGTCCTCACGGCCTGCAAATTCTGCCAGTTCCTCAAACCAGACAGACATGACGTAGCCCTTGGCTATCTTCTGTGATTTGAGTTTCATTGGGTCATCTACACCATAAAAGTAAAAGGCTGTACCTGTCTTTTTGTGGGTAATCTGTAGCGGTGACTTACCAAATTTGAACTGATTGGCTAATCCCATTTCATAGATGGCCCATCTTATCTGCTCATAAACAGACATTCTCAGGTATTTACCCACTTTCCGTAGAACAACCACATTACCTAGAGGGTCACTAATAAAGTCATTTACTAGATCAATAGAGACAACAGAGGACTTAGTAGAGGCACGGCCACCCTTTAACACTACATGGCTCTTGAGCGTGTATAGGACTTCATCAAATACTGGGTTAATCAACTTTGCTAGGTTCAGTATCGCCATTGTACTCACTCCTATCAAATGTAAATCCAGTAATGATCGTGTCATCTTCACCATCAGACCCAAGCTGTGCCTTGAGGTTATCAATTCTCAGGCGTTGCTCCTCTGTGACAAGCGGTGAGCGTGTTAGCTCGTCATAGGTCTTAATCATGCTTTTAAGCTCTGACTGTGCCCTTGCTATTGCAGCTAGAGCCTTGCCTTGCTTATCCCATGCCGTGTGATGTTCGTATCCCACACCAGCCTTACCCTCGCTTGTGACAAAGGTATTGCTGTCCTCGACATCTTGGACAAATAAAATACGCTGAGCATGCAATAGATTAGCATAGGTCAGCGTGATATTTTCCCAAAGTATGTCTATAGGCTGTTTGTCTTCCAGTTCCTGCGCTATCTCATATACTTCTTTAGGAAGGTATTTTGCAAACAATCCATGTTTGAGGGCGTTAGTATTGCCTGTGGTTGCACCTTTACTATTCTTATTTCCTTTTGGCGCTCCCCGTGTTCGTTTGGTAGTACTACTTTTATTTTTTGTAGTACTACATTCATTCCATTTGTCTCTTAACTTCCAAACTGAGATAGTTTTTTCAGGCACGCCCAACATTTCACCAAGCTTGCGGTTAGTGATGTTTCCGTTATTTTGCTTGTAAATTTCAAAAGCTTTATCTCGGTTTGGGTCTCGTGCTCTGCCCAACCTTTAACCTCCTATTTGTCCGTTTTGAAAATCAAAAAAAGGCAAGACACTTGATAGGTGCCTTACCCTTATTTCTTGATACTACCATTCTAGCAGAATATGATTACAGTGCACACCAAGATTACACAAGTTTACACAACGTTTTTTAGAGCGTTCCAAATTATTCCAAGTGCTCTAAAACCAAACTTAACTCCTCGATAGCTGCCTTACGCATGTTGTAGTAGGTGCTTTTGCTGATAGATAGCTTATCACAAATATCATCAACGTACATCTTGGTAATGTAAGTCATTCTGAGGATAGACCTGTTTTTCGGATTTTTAAGCTGATTGATAAGCCTACCAAGTTCAAGTTTCCTGTTAATAACTTCATTGGTATCTTGTTCAATAGCTTCTTTCATGACAATCAACTGAGTATAGACATCATCAACTTGTCTAGCTTGACCGCCTTTGACTTTGTCTGTTGTCCACTTGGGGCTTGAAAGCAAACCTGCCTCAAGCTCATTGATTTCATCTATACGGCTTTGAATGTCCATATCAAGATTTTGTAACTCATTCAAGAGCTCTTTAGCCTTGTTCACTCTCTGTCTCCTTTGTGGTATAATAGTCTTTGCGATATAACTATTAGCTGAGGTAGAGAGTGCCTTGGCTCTTTTTATTCCCATGTGATATGAATTTGCTTGTTGGTTATAAAATCTTCACCAGTGAAAATATTTTTGCCATGAGTTAAACGATACTCTACTTTGAAACCATCTCCTAACAATTCCTTAATTTTCTCAAGTGTTCTCTTATCATCCAATCTACGCCTAGTATAATCATCTTTAACTTTTAAGACACTAATCAGATGACCTGTGTACCCTTGCTTAGCTGAGTCCTTAATTACTTTTTTCAAGTTATATTTTTTAAAATAACGTTCCGCCCACTTATCATAACTTTCTGAGTTTAACTGCTTCACTTCATCAAAAAATGTCATTTTAACCCCAATCTTTTATTATCTAGCATATAGCCCTCTATGGTAATTTCCTCAGGACTATCAGTCCAGTTTTTCATGATTTCAACTTGAGAGATGATAGAGGTAATAATATAGGCTTTACCTCTCCTGTCTCTAACTGTTGTGATCGATACTTGCTCCTTTTTTCTTTGCCACTTTAGGCTTTCATCATAGGCTTTAGAGAAAGCCCTGGTAAACATCTTTTTACGTTGCCGTTTGTTCATTTACCCTCCTCTAAGCCTCAGCTACTGGAAAGTGGATTTCCCCAATAACAAGAGAGGCAACGCTATAATAATAGCCACCATTTCCGTCATTAGCCTCACATTCAGCTAGGGCTATTGGGTTCTGGTTATGATAGAGGGTAACTGTGTTCGTGCTAGTGGTTTCTCCCCAATCACTTTCCTCTTTTACTTGTTCTCCGATTTTTACATCAGTAATCACAGCGTCAAGTTTCACATTTTGGAACTCTCCTCCTGCATGGGCACAGCAATCACTCTCAGACATTTCGAAAGTGACCTTTGTGCCATCTTCAAGCAGTAGATGGTCTTTGTCCCACTCTGTAATACGCTTATGTAGCAACAACTCTTTTAGTTCCTCAAGAGAACCATAGCGTCCATTTCCCCAATCAGGTTCATAGTAATCAGGTAATTCAATAGTTCTAGTCATATCAATTCCCTCTTTTCTTCAAATAGTCAGGGATTGGGTCACCAACCTTGATAGCCCCGTACTGTTCTTTTGTGACTAAGAACTTACCGTAGGCGTGGGCCGTGACCGTATAGCGTCCCTCTATGATTTCCTTGTCTGTAATCTCACCCACCATCACACCGCCTGCATTATCGACGGTGTAGAGTATGACAGGCTGAACCTCTCTTTTAGCTTGGTTGTACCCTGATTGGTACATCAGATAGCTATATCCAATCCAGGCAGCCATCACAATTAGCAAGCTAGCAGCAAATTTTACACCGTCTTTTATAAATTCCATTTCATGGCCTCCACTTCTACCTCAATACGTGGATTGAGGCTGTAAAACTTACCTACATCATGGAGAGCTATCTGTCCGTCATCTTGGAAAACTAGCCCTGACATGCTATCATATAGCGCCTTTTCGTAGTTATCCACATCAGGCTTTTTACCTACTGGGATAATCTCATCTAGGAGCGCCTGCTGGTTTTTCTTTGGCTTCGAGATGTACTGAGGGGGCTTGATGTAAAATCTCACTTTAGCCCTCAGAGCACCCTCAAGGATAGGCTGACCCATGTACTGATTAGCAATGAGTAGCCTGCATTGATTGCGCCAGGCTTTCATGCCCTTGTCTTCGTAGGTTGTCGTAAAATTTCCACGCCTTGCGAACCTTGGGCGTGACTGTGGTTTTGGTTCGATATTCAGGACTAACTTCATTCAAGTGCTCCCTTGTATCCTGCCATTTCAAAGAGATTTTCTTTGTTCTCACGGACAAATTCAAAGAACTTTTTGATTTCCTGTAAGTCCTTGATATTGTCTTTCAATCGTGTCAAGGAAGTATAAAACACATCACTTTTAGGAATTGCCTTGATTTTGCATTTATAGACTGGTTCAAAAAGGTCTCCGTTTTCGTCAAGCGTAGGCTCTTTTTCTTTGTTGTCAAAGTTGATACTCATATCAAAATTGAGGGTAGTATTGACTGTAATTGCCCTTTTCTCAATAAGTATGGCAATATTTTCTGTGACATTGATTTTACTTGTCATGTTGTTTCTCCTGTATAAATTTATTGTAAACCTTAGTGAATATCTCTATTACTAGGTTATGCGGTATGTTTGACCGTTCATTATAGGACTTGGAAAAATATTTCCATTCTACCTCTTGCTTGATGATGTCGTTTTTTAGCCCCAAATCAAGATTACTAGCAAACTTTGTAGGCTTTTGTAGTGGATAATCATAATTGTTGTACCTTGTCATGTTGAGATATGGGAGCCTAAAGCCTATGACCTGCTCAATATACTTCCACAAACGACCACTAGCTGGATTTTCTATTATGAAATACTTGGGGGCATAACGTTTGATAATCTCAATGGTGTTGAACGCTGTCAACTCCCCATTTACCCTTTTCATAAATTGGCGGTCATATTGATAATTGATATAAGCCTGGTCATAATCTGAGCTATTCCTGATAGTAAACATGCTTGCCTCCCTCTGTGGGGCAAAGAGGCTATCTGAGAGGTCTTCCTGTTTCCAGCAGGCGTTACCCTCGTTCATAGCACTAGCATTACTCCAGCTTTCACAGGGTGGGCTTGCTATTATCAAATCAGGTTTAGGGAGCTTATCCAATTCATCAAATAGCTTAGTATCTCCAAAAAGACGGCCGTAGTCTGCTAGGTTGAGGTTGATAAAGTGGTTGTTCTTGTTTTCTATGTCAATTCCCACCGGGTAGATGTCAATGTTAGCCCCCTCCGAACCATTCAGGGCGGTTGCTCCTTTGGTATAACTACCATTCCCACTGTCAAACAATGCCCATACGGTCATTTTAGTATCTGACATAGCACCTCCTAGAAAGGCAAATCATCATCTGAGATGTCCATTGGGTTTGAGTTCCCAAATGGAGAGTTGTAACCTCCTTGTGTACCGCCTGCAAACTCAGACTGTGGAGAACCTCCAGGATAGAAATTGCCACTGTTTGAGTTGTTCCCATTTTGGAAAGAGTTGCCTTGTTCCTGTTGATTACGACTTTCTAGCATGTGAAACTGATTAGCAATAACCTCTGTCACATAAACACGTTGGCCTTGCTGGTTTTCGTAGTTTCTAGTTTGGATACTACCTACAATCCCAATCAATGAGCCTTTTTTAGCCCAGTTAGCCAAGTTTTCAGCTGCTTGTCTCCAAATGACACAGTTAATAAAATCAGCCTCACGTTCTCCATTTTCGTTTTTACGGTTGCGGTTTACAGCAAGAGTAAACGTTGCCACTGCCACATTAGAGGGTGTGTACCTGAGTTCTGCGTCCTTGGTCATTCTTCCAACCAGTACTACATTGTTAATCATTCTTCTTCTCCTCCTTTACACTCATAACAAACATTTCGCCCCTCATCTTTGGACTTAATCGTGGATACTTTGCCACACTTGATACACCTAATCAAGAAACCCATTCCGCTTGAACTTGTTTTTTCTTCCTGTAGCTCTGAGACATCTAAAAAAAGAACGTTTTGGGGAACGACTAAAATTGTCCTGTTGCCCTCTATAATATCCAAGGGGATATTATTCTCTAAACAATGAATGATTTTATTGATTTCATCTTTGTTTCTACTGGTGTAGTCAAGTGATGAACCACTAGTAAATTCAATTTTGACCTTATACATCTTCTCCTCCTAGATTTCCCAACCACTCAACCAGTTCAGTCTGATAGTCGTTTAAGTATTGTTCAAATATTTCAAATTGACGGATAGCCCATTTCAAGCGGTACATATCCTCACCACTTCTTGAACAGTAACCACTGACCTTGAATATTGGTACAATGTCACCTACAACATGAGTAGTCAGGTCATCTATATTGACCACTTCCTCTATTTGAAAGTCAAAATCTAAGATGAACTCATCTCCTAGATTGTGGATAACCTGCAACCGTTGACCGTCTGAATAGATAGCCACGCTATCTGAAACTTGTCTAATTTCCACGGCGTTTCACCGTCCCAACTTTAAGATTATCTTTGAGTTCTTCCTGTTTGAGAGGTTCAATCCAACCAAACTCAGGAACCCAGTAATTTTTTTGATGTTCAAAGCCAGCTGCTGCTAAAGTTTCTTTGAAACGGTCTTTTTCTTCAACTGTCTTAAAGAATACTGTCAGACCCATTTTGATGTTGTATGTGTCAAGCTCATTTTCAGCCCCTGTGAGCGTTTCTTGGTCAGGGCGGGATAATTGCCCTCCGTCTAAAATCTCGCCAGTCTCTGGGTCAATTTGGGGCAAATCCTGACGATTTTGAGCCCGTTCCTGTTCCTTAGCTCGCTGAGCTGCTAAAAGTTGCTCTCTTTCTTCCTCAGCTTTCCGCATTTCTGCCTTTTGCTTCTCAAAGAGATAGTCAGACTTAATCTGCTCCAACACCTCTACAAGTGTCATTACTTCTAGCATACGGATATAAGGCTGGTCAGTCATACCATACTCAGCACACTGCCCAGAGATTGCAGCCTTAGCCTTTTCTTTCTCTTGTTGGTTTTGATATTCAAACGTAACCATGTCCTCAAGAGATTTCATGGTGACTTTCTTCAAGGTCACACCATCCGCCATAAAGTCAGAGGCTTTAATATACTCTAGGGCTTTCTCATCAAAAAGCCTAGGGTCTAGCATATACTCAGCCGCTTTGTTGGCTAGATAGCTCTTGACAGTATCCAAACGGACAGCTTTCTGATGTTCCTCAAACTCTTTGACATCTTGAGCGATTTTATCAATGACTTTATCCATTGGCTCGCTAGTGTCCTTGATATATTTGTCAAACTCATCAGCAGACTGTGACAGCTCACGCTTAATCTTGATACGTTCATCAGAAATCTGTTTCTTGAGTTTTCGTAGGTCAGCTAGTACCTGCTTATCTTCCTTGATGGTTGCAGCTGTGACAGTGTAATTTTCATACTTGGCCACAACTTCATTGATACCCTGCTCAAACTTCTCACGGTCAATGATTTCAACCTGTGCCTGCGTTACTTTTGCTTGTAATTCTTGCATGTTCTCCTCCTAGTATTCTAACTCTTCATCAAACAGCTCTCCTTGTTCCTCAAGGTGGTCAGGAACCTCATCAGCTGGATAGCTAGTATCTACTGGTTCGACTTGTTTTCTAGCCTGCTCTTGCTTCATCTGCTCAATTTGTGCCATTTTGCGTGCCACAACTTCCTCACGGCTCTCAATAGGTTCTGCTTGCTTGATACGGTCAAAGGTTTCACCGCCATCATCTTCCGTGTACATGTTGCCCAAGTCTTCAGGGAAAGCCTCACGTAGAGCGTTGACAAGGGCTGTCTTTCTAATCATGGTAGCTGGCATTGAGTTCCAGGTGCTTTTCCCCTTGTTATACTCAGCAAGTGACAGATAGATTTCAACTGGTACCTTGAAATTTTTACGATACACTCTAGCCCAACCGCCAACAAGTTTATCTGTTGGTAAGATTAGTGAGCCTTTCCGTTCGGTTTGGATACCATTTTCATCTATAACAACAACACCAGCCTCAAAACCCTCATAGTTTGGGCTTTGTGCAGCACGCTTGAGAAATGCCTCTTTAGAGACAATCAGACTGAACTCAACACCACCTGTCTTATTGTTTTTGTAAGCTACAATATAGACCTCGTTAGCCAAAGGGTTCAGATTTCGTCCTTTGATAAGAGACAGGGCTTGCCCTACTTGTTTTTCAGACAATAAATTTTGTGGGTCAAAAAACCTTTTGATGTCTTGTGGTGTCCAAACGCTTGTATCAATGGCAATATCACGCTTGGCTTGTTGGGTTGCTAATTGATTATTAGTCATCTTCTTCTCCTTTTGGTTTGTTTCATATTCCAATTTTCACGCTTTAAGCGTCTGTTTTCATTGGTAAGTGAGATAATCTTGTCTTGCTGTTCGTTGATAATCTCTCCTAGTTCATAGCAAAGCTCTAGGTATCGTTTACGCCAGTAAGCATTATCTTCATAGCGTTCTCTGTCCATAGGCTAGTATTCCCCTACGTAAAGCCATTGACCGCCTCTGAATACCCATTCATCAGGGTCACGCTCCGTATGTGGCTCTTCTGGTTGCAGATAATCCCGGTCATAGTCAAAGGTTCCAAATAATCCTCTATCCATGTCCTGCCTCCTAAGCTGCATACTTTCTACCTAGCTCAATGACAAGACGGATATACCCAACCTTATCTACTAGGCCTGTATCAAGTAGCTTTTCTTTTTCTCCTGCTGTGGCAAGTTGCCATACTAGAGTTTCACGTTGTCTAAGTTTACTCATAGTAGCCTCCTATCCTGCCTGACTTTCATAGACATCAATGAGACGCTTTTGAGTTGCTACAGTATCAGCATAGCGTCTACGGTCACGGCCAAGCTCCATATTCTGCTCAGATAGTTCTTGTAGCAATGAACGCTGTTTCTTGATGATTTCCCTAAGCTCACGGTTCTCAGCTTGGAGGGTGCGTAACTCAATCAGGCCATTAGTTGTTGTAGGTTCGATAGGCTCAAGCTCATCTAGGCCCAAAAATTGTTTTAATTTATTCAGCATTAGTCTTCCTCATCTTCGTTGTCTTCTGTCATCTTGTCAATAGCCTCCTGTGCAGTCATGCCCTCTAAAATATTTTTGATTGCGTGACTAATTTCATGAGTTAGCATGGCTTTTTCTTTTGCCATATTACTTTTTGGTGCAATACCAATTTCCATCAATGCTATTGCCGCAATACTTGACATGTGGATTTTCTCCTGAAATTTTTCGATTTCATCAATTACAGTAGTGATGTTGATGTGCTGATTTGTGATTTTAGATTTCATGATTTTTTCTCCTGTGGATAACTTTTGTAAATTCCTATATATTATTTATTTATAAGGATTAGTTTGTTTTAATTTAGTATTTATTACTAAGTTAGTGCCGTAAGGCTTAGATTATTGTAAGTTAGTACTTGTTATATAGTTAGTATTTATTAGACGGCAATTTTTAACATGGCAATTTTTAACATGGCAATTTTTAACATGGCAATTTTTAACATGGCAAAATCTTCCAAGTGTAAAATCATTCTTCTAAAATACCTGTGGATAATTCTTCGATTAACTTATTTTTCAAATAAGTTTTGTAACTATCTGTCATAGGAGTATCAGAAAAGAACCTTTTAAACTCTGTCCCATTACCTCTACCATGACTAATTCTTACTGAAAGTAAATATCCACTTCTCTCAAGTATTTTGAAATGTCTGTCTACTGTCCGCCTGCTGATATTCAAACGCCTTGCAATTTCCTCAGGATACACAACCCAATCAGGTTTATTAGTCAATATAACTGCTAAAATACCTATTGTGGCAGGTTCAAGAGATTTGTCTTGCGTAAAAGCATTATTGATAGATGTGTAATTTTCGTGAGTATTTCTGATTATATACTGCATACCTCATAGACTAAGCTCCTTTTCGTAGTTCCTGCTTGTGCATTCCTAAGATAATGTCATAATAAGCATGGCCAGCAGGAATGACATAACCTGTTAAGTCTTCGATTACAGAGCCATCTGCCATAATGTTTATAATGCGTGGCTTCCATTTCTTTTTAACCTGTTTCATGGTATAATTACCTCGTAAATTCTTTTACACAGCGCCTCAATGGAACTGCCATTCCTGAGGTGCTTTTTTGCATTCTTAGCTTGGTAGATACTCCTGACTGAGAAATTTGTTGATGAAATACTGCTGACCCTTACCAGTAATAAGAGGTGTCTTGCTTACCGTGATATGACCGTCAGAGTGGGTAATGCTGGTTTCTTTGACCCTGATAAGTCCAAGCTCTACGCTTTTTTGAGTAGGCATGTTCCAATCACGACCGTTGCGCTTGATTAAGTATCCGTGAGACCGTAGCCACTTAAACAACCGTGTAGCTCCAATCTCTACTCCGTTTTGCTTGAGTAACTTAGCCAGCTCCCCAACCAAGATAGATGAATGACTAGCACTTACAGCGTCAGCAAACAGTACCTTAGGGCGGTCAGCCTCAATTTGTGCCTCTAGCTTATGGACTTTCTTATCTGCCATGAGTAAGGCTCTTGCCATGATTTTCTCAGGGCTGTTATAGTCTTTCTCAATTTGGATAAAGTAAGCTCTGACCTCTTGCCCTTTATCAGTTTTAGACATCATAGCAAGATGTTTAGCTGTGTCCAGAGTTAAAGCATAGTCATCTAAGTATTGTGTGTTTCCGTTCCCGCCCTTAACGGGTGTACCTCTAGGTACGCCTGTAAAGTCGTAACCCTCTACAAAACCTTTGATGTTTTGCTCAAACCAAGCACTAAATCTTTTCTTGACCTCTAGTGTCTGATGTAGCTGCCTAGCTGACACAATCGGCTCATGATTATCATTCAGCGTTACGTTAATGAGTTCATTCATGTCTGCTCCTTTCTTTGTTGTTGTTTTCGCAACTTTTTGGGTAAAAAATACTAGAAATCCTCCATTTTAATATCTAGTAATTTTGAAAGTTGACTAGCTTCTGAAAAAGTAAAGTCCCGCCCTCTGTATCGGTTCACTTTCATGCTAAAAGTTGATTTATCCATATCTAACTTCTTAGCAATATCTTTCTGTTTCAATCCTTTTGAAACAATGATACTTTTTAAATTCAGATAGGGTCTTTCCAAGACTGCTGTATCACTCATCAGGGTACTCCTTTCTAGGTTGCTGTTTTCGCAACTCATTTTGTGATTTTATTATAAAATAATTTTGTTTCGTTGTCAACAACTTTTTTTATTTTTTTATAAAATATTTGCGAAATCGAAACTTGTATGGTATTATATTCTATAAGAAAGGAACGCAACATGATTGGAAACAAGATAAAAGAACTTAGAAAAAGTCATAAGTTTACACTTGAAGAATTAGCTGACAACCTAAATAAAAAATATCCTGATACAATCAACTTTAATAAAGGAAAAATCTCAAAATGGGAAAACAACAAAGAAGAACCACGATTGTCATCAGTAAAAATTTTAGCTGATTTTTTCAATGTTTCACTTGATTACTTTAACAATGAAGAAAATGGGCAACCTCAAATCCTCAATATCTACAACCAGTTGGAAGACAGCAGGCAAGAAAAAGTCCTTGATTTTGCTCAGGTACAACTAGAAGAGCAAAAAAGCTCTAGGGTTACTTCTATCTTTGACAAATTCAAAGATGATGAGGATTATATTATTGATTATGTTGAGGGGCTGGTTGCTGCTGGTCGTGGTACATTTCAGGAGGACAACTTACACATGGAGGTTAAGCTCCGTGCTAAAGATGTTCCAGATAAGTATGACACTATTGCCAAGGTAGCAGGCGATTCAATGGAGCCATTGATAGAAGATAACGACTTGCTATTCATCAAGGTTACAAGTCAAGTAGACATCAATGATATTGGTATCTTTCAGGTCAACGGTAAAAACTTTGTCAAAAAGCTCAAGCGTGACTACAATGGGGCTTGGTATCTCCAAAGTCTAAACAATAGCTATGAGGAAATCTATTTGACGGAAGATGATGACATTCGTACTATCGGTGAGGTAGTAGAAATTTATAAAAATTAGAGAGGTTGATTATGAGCTTCATAAAATCAATTCACCATTTTTTTAAAAAGACTCCATCACCCCCTCAAAAAAGGCCTCTTTTGATATTTGGTAGAGAAGTAAAAAACTGGGATGGATTTTTATTTGATAATGTACTACCTTGGGCAGATGAAAAAATACCAAATTCTGCCCTCACTATATCTGATTTGATATTTTTGTGGGTTATAAGTAGATTTTGTCAAGACTTTAATTCCTATCCTACTCATCTTTCAAGAAATTATGGTATTACTTCTCCACTTGAACGAGTCCAGAAACTAATGGAATTAGGATTGGTTGATGATGGTTTTTTTATCACTGAACTAGGTAGTAAAGCCATCAATAAACACCGTAAATATATTGAACTTCATAAAAAAGGCTGGACCTCCATTGAGGAGAAGGAATACAATTATAACAGTCATAAACTTTTCATGAAAGAACATGCTGAATGGCTCTTAGAAATTGGTGAAACAGAAAAAGGAATAAACGAACTCAGAACCTTAGAGCGTAGCGATAAAAGAGACGAGTGTTTCCTAATCTTTCAAAAAGGAGAAAAATTAGGAAAGAATAAAGAATACAAAAAATCTAATGAACTCCTTATCCCACTGCTAGAAAATGAGAATGTAGATTTTTACGCTCCACTTTATGAGAGAATTGCAAAAAACTTTCGTGGTCTCAAAGAATATCAAAATGAAATTGATATTTGTCAAAGATTTTTAAGTGATATACAACCCCACTATGGAGAGGATATGTGGATTGACGTTTTTCTTAAACGGATTAACTTTGCTATAAAGTATACAAAATAAAAAAGCCTTACGCTCCCCAGACGGCAATCTTGGAGCATAAGGCTACACTACAAGAAATCAGGCATTAAAAAGCCCTTTTTCTTGTACCTATTTTACCATTTTTTAGGAAATTTTGAAAGAGGTACTACTATGATGACAACAAATAAAGTGGCAATCTATGTCAGAGTATCGACTACTAACCAGGCTGAGGAGGGTTACTCTATAGAGGAGCAAAAAGACAAACTCTCTAGCTACTGCCACATCAAAGACTGGAGCATTTACAATATCTACACAGACGGTGGCTTTTCAGGGTCAAACACTGAGCGCCCAGCTTTGGAAAAACTCATCAAAGACGCTAAAAAGAAGAAATTTGATACCGTACTAGTCTATAAGCTAGACCGTCTGAGTCGTAGCCAAAAAGACACGCTCTACTTGATTGAGGATATTTTTTTAGAAAACAAAATAGACTTTGTCAGCCTACTTGAGAATTTTGACACCTCTACGCCCTTTGGCAAGGCTATGGTGGGTATTTTATCCGTATTCGCTCAGTTGGAGCGGGAACAAATCAAGGAACGTATGCAACTAGGTAAGCTAGGCCGTGCTAAGTCAGGAAAGTCTATGATGTGGGCAAAAACCTCATACGGCTACGACTACCACAAAGAGACAGGTACAGTGACTGTCAATCCTTGGCAATCAATTATTATAGCAGATATATTTGATTGGTATCTATCGGGAAAATCTATCACCAAAATTAGAGACGCTCTGAATGATATGTACGGTGAGGACAATGGGGGTAAAGTGTGGAATTACAGAGCTGTCAGAATGATTTTAGCTAACCCTGTATATTGTGGCTATAATCAATACAAAGGAGAAATTTACAAAGGCAATCATGAGCCTATTATCTCTGAAGAAGTTTTTAATAAAACTCAAGAAGAACTCAAAATAAGACAACAATTAGCAGCTGAATACTCCAACCCTAGACCTTTTCAAGCCAAATACATGTTATCAGGCATTGCCCAATGTGGTTACTGCTACGCTCCTCTAAAGATAATAATGGGCATGGTCAGAAAAGACGGCACTAGATATATCCGATATGAATGTTACCAGAGACACCCAAGAAAGACTAAAGGGGTTACGGTATATAATAACAACGAAAAATGCCACTCAGGAGCCTATGAAAAAGATGAGGTAGAGGAATATGTACTGAATGAAATCAGTAAATTACAGAATGATACTAATTACCTAGATGAACTATTTTCCAACCCTGAGACAGAAAGCATTGACCGTGACAGCTATCAAAAACAGATAGATGAATTGACTAAGAAACTTAGTAGATTAAATGACCTATATATAGATGACCGTATCTCGCTTGAGGAGCTACAAAAGAAGTCTGCTGAGTTTACCACTATCAGAGCATTTCTAGAGGCTGAGCTAGAAAATGACCCAACGCTAAAAGCAGATAAGCAAAAAGAAAACATGAGGCAGACGCTAGCCACTGATGACATTCTAGGACTGGACTATGACAAGCAAAAGGCGATAGTGAGAACCTTAATCAACAAGGTACAGGTCACGGATGAGGACATTGCTATCAAGTGGAAGATATAAAGAAATTTACTATCCTACATTTCAAAGAACATGAAGCCATTTTCTCTGGCGATGCACTCTTTCGCGAAAGTATAGGACGGTCTGACTTGCCAACTGGCAATTATGAACAGCTGATTGAAGGTATCAAAGAAAAACTATTGACCCAGCCTTCATTTTTCAAGGTTTATCCTGGCCATGGCCAGATGACAACAATTGCACATGAAAAAAATAGCAATCCTTTTCTAAGCTAA